TACTTTTTCGAGAAAAGGTTTTCCCAAATATCTAAGAGCAAGTTGTACTGATTCTCTCGTAGGTTCTTGATCAACACCATTTGTAGTTCTCAATGCTATCTTTTTTGCACAATCTTTACAAATTGGAGTAAGACCACTTTTACTCATAGGATCTGTACTTACATAAAATTTATCTTTAGCTTTATGTGTATCACACATGTAGCACCAAGCACCTTCTTTGAGGAATTTGATTTTTTCTTCTTGGGTTTCAACTTTCTTCTTTAATTGTGCAGCCGTTAATTTTGTAGGCTGTGTCTCTTTTGTCGTAGCCAAACTAACGACCACCTCCTTTTATTCCAATATAAAAAGAAGCCACTTCATACGAAATGACTTCTCATAATTTCCAATATTAAATTTCCAGTGAAAGTGCAATTCACTTCACTTAGCACACCCACTGCGCATCAAACACAGGTTAGAAGTTTTGGAGACTTCATTCTTGCCAAAAGATAGGTGTATACGCCGTGTTAGGGATTCGAACCCCAAAGACTTTTACATCCAGACTGTTTTCAAGACAGTATCCTCGACCAATCGGACACACGGCATGAGCGTAGTATATAGGACTTGAACCTATGCACCGAATAAACGATGACCTCTGATTAGCAATCAGGTGCAATACCAACTCTGCCAATACTACATAACAAAAGAACCATCTCCAAAGTAAATGACTCTTTCTTTAAAAATTATCTTTCTCTAAACTAAATGAAACTATTTTCATTACGACTTTATCAGAATAATCTGCGTAGTTGTTGCCTACGGATAATTTAATAGGACGGTAGTAAGTGTTGAGCTTACACACCTAAGTTTCGTATGCATCCAAATAGGCTTTCACATCAGGTTTACCGCACGAAAAGATTTCGGTGAGAGTCGAACTCACGCCCTCGGAGTTGCAGTCCGATGCCTTAACCAACTTGGCTACGAAATCATAAATAGGGCATAACGGACTCGAACCGATACTCATGGAATGAAAATCCATTGTCTTACCTTTTGACTAATGCCCCATATTTAGGGTGGAAAAGTACCACCCATTATAAATTACTCAGACCAAACAAGATCTGTTGTATAAGCCAATGTATTAATCGGAGTAAATTCTGTTACCTTGTAAGAAGCTAAAAGCTCAATACATTTCTTCTCTAATTCATCTTTATTTTCTGTAGAATATTCAACAGTTTCATATTCGCCAGTCCCAACCAATGTAGTAACTTCTTTTACTTCATGGGTATCTTCATCGGTTACAGTTTCTTTCTGTTCTTTCATAATTTCCTGCTTTACAGTAAGATAACGATACATTCCTGTTTTGGAATCTTTAATAAGAATTTTATACATAGTCAGCCTCCTTACAGTACAACAGATGTTTCAGCTTCAAAATCATTTGCCAACGCTCTGATTTCTGTTAATTTTGTTGTGATTGCAGCTTTCACTTTTTCCAAGAAAAGAACTGCCATTGCCTGTCCTAATTTTTCAGGAGTATTAAACACTGTACCAAGAGAAGCAGTAGGAATTTTATTTATGTCAATAGAAAGTGTAATAGATAAATGCTCATCGAGAGTGTACTTTTTATTTACTAAATCAGAAATTGTGACCTTTTCAATAGTAGAACCGTCTGGCTCATCAGTAACAATCACAGGAATTCCTGTATCTGAAAGTTTCAAATTTCCAGAGAAGTCAATCTGGCTATATTCGATATATCTTACGAAATTATGTAACTGATTTTTCTCTGTATCAGCATCTCTTATACTATCACCCAATTCTTCGACATTTAAACTTACTGTAATTACATCTTCGTTAATTTCTGTTTTCTGTGCTAATTTCATTATTCAGTTTCCTCCTCACTTAATAAGTTATAAAATTCTTTTAATCCGCAAATCATATTTTTAATGGTAGACTTTGACAAATTACACTGTAATTGTGGTAAATTCATATCTGTATCATTTACTTTAAAAACAAGACAATTGTTATCAAAATCAATACTCATACTTGCTTTTGTCTGATTTCCAATAAGCATCTGTAAAGCTTTTAAAGTTTTACAATTATCACTTGTAATACTTAATACGTCACCAATTTCCAAGTCGTTTTCAGTAACTTGTAAATAAGCCATTATATGTACACTCCTTTCTTTTATTTTTTCGTTTTCCTTTTAATCATTAGGTGTTAGGTGGGATTTGAACCCACGATATTCAGAACCACAATCTGACGCTTTAACCTACTAAGCTACTAACACAGTGACTCTATTGGGAATCGAACCCAAATCTTCCGATAGACAGTCGGGTATAATTACCTTTATACTATAGAGCCATAGCTGACTCGGTGGGGCTTGAACCCACAATGCCTCGATTAACAGCCGAGTGCTCTACCATTGAGCTACGAGTCAATATTAAAGCATAGTAGGAGAAGTGATGAAGTTCTCTCCATATTAGCCATCAGCTAAAAATGTTTAAAACTACTATGCTACAATAAAATCAGCATAAAGCACTAACTAGCTGATATTGGACTGTACACATCCAGTTTTTTAGAATTAGGTCGCTTATCCGCAACCTAATTCATGCTTCCACATTTTACTCATTCCTAACTCGTGTGTCTTACACGTCAAATGCATGATATGTATATGAGCAACCGTTTACCATATTATTCTCCACATATTTTCAGTCTTCGGAGCAAAGACCTCTCGATAAGATTTCATGTCTCTTATCCGTCAATTAAGGTTCTCATTAACGCAGAGAAGCACGAACATCTTCTCATTTCTAAGGCTGAGAGTCACCGAAGATCCTAGATGTTGGTAGGATAGATATTGTCTTACAATGCTATGTGAATAGCAAAGACCAAGATGTGATACTTATATATTCTCTGTTTTATAGTGGAAAAATAATGTTAGACGAAAGCTTCATCAGTATCTTCTACAAATCAGAAAGTGATTTTTGTTCTACTTGTTTTATTTCTCCATCAGCAAAATATTTCGCAAATTGCTCATCAGCATCAATATCCTTGTACACTGATACCATATCTAGCGAACTCCAACCGACTAGCATCTGAATCACATCATCAGGAAGTCCACTTCTGGAACAAGAAGTTGTAAAGAAATGACGAAGACTGTGGAAATAAAAGTCTTCTCCTAAATGCTTACTGAATGTATCAGCCCAGCTATCAAGAGTGCTTGAATCCATAGGTTCATCTATATATCCTCCATTTACTTTCTTTGGAAATAACCATTCTGATTCAATTCCGTGTTCTTTTCTATAATTCATCCACAAATCAAAATATGGCTTAAACGGTTTTGCAAGTGTATATACCGTCAACATTTTGCCCCTAGAGCCTCTTCCCTTTGTTTGGATCTTTTCAGGTGTCTTATATAAAGAACCGTATATAATATTTTCGTCATCGAAATAAGATACTTTGAAACGTGGTAATTCACTCTTACGTCTGCCACTAAATGCAGCCAATGCTAAAATACAAGCCTTGTCATATTTTCCTTTTTCAACCCAATAATCAAGCATTTCCTGCACTTGTTCATCGGATAGTACAGTTTTCGTAAATACTTTTTCATTTGCAGGATTTTCAATTTTGCGTATAATCGGTTTAAAATTCTCATATTCATCATCCAATATAGCTTCGACATAATTTGAAAGTGATGAGAGAGTAGACTTCACCCTACGCATCCTAGCTGGCGACCATTTATATTCAGTAAGGCAAAAACTCTGATAACGAGCAATATCCCTCTTAGATAAATCAATAAAGAATTTGTTGTCACAATGCTGAAGTAAATACACCCAGAAAATGTAAAGGTCACGTCTATATGCATTGATTGTATTTGGAGATCTATCAACTGAACGAAGATAATCCAAAAAGTCATTTCCTAACTCTACATTCTCTTTATTACACTGAGCCAATAATTCATCAGTAACAATATTGTTATGCTGTATTTTTCTACCCATTAAATCTCACTTCCTTTCAATATAACAAAAGAAGCGAGATAGTAGTGGACTAAATCGCTTCTTTAAAATTAACTAACTAATTTCATAACCCAATTGTTATAATTTTCAATAATCCATTTTCTACCTTTTTCAGTCCATTTTAGACAAGGTGAAGAATGTTCTTGTGTGTAACTCTGATAGTCAGCATAT